ATGCTCAAGCGTGAGCTGGGCAATGTGAAGCTGATCCACTTAGGCCCGTTGCACCTGCAAGACTTCATCGAACGCCGTAACAAGTCCGGTGCTGGAGGTGTGACGATTGCCGCTGATTTGAGCTATTTGTCAGCCGTGCTCAAGTGGGCGCGTCATACCCGCCGGTTAAACATCAATGACCGCATGGCACTAGAGGCGCGTTCGAGTTTGAGCTATCGCGGCATCAAGAGCCGAAGCCAAGAGCGCGACAGGGAGCCAACCCAAACAGAGCTTGATGCTCTATATAAGTATTGGGAGGCTAAGAGCACATCCGTACCTATGGCAGACATCATCCGGTTTGCTCTGGCTACAGGCATGCGCCTTAATGAGATTTGCTCGATCACCATTGAGGACATAGACCCAAGCACGCCGTCAGTTTGGATACGCAACCGCAAAGACCCAAAGGAAAAGCAAGGCAACGACCAGCGAGTGCCCTTGCTGCCAGATGCTTGGGAGATCGTGCAGGCACACATTCTTGGACGCACAGAGGGCAAAGTCTTTGAATGCAATGCTGCGACCTGTAGCACGTACTTCACCCGAGCTTGTGTGGCGCTGGGCATCAAGGACTTGCACTTTCATGACCTTCGCCATGCGGCAACCACATCATTTTTCCGAGCTGGCCTAGATATTCCCTATGTAGCAGTGCTGACCGGACACAAGACATGGGCCATGCTCAAACGCTACACGAAGATTACCGCCGAGGATGTGCTCGACAAACTCAGCAAGAAGGAGCGCGAGAAGCAGAACGACGGCAACAAAATCTTGGAGGATTTGTAAAAAAACAACGTCCGAGAGAACTTTAGCTACCTAAACAGACCGTTACGGAATCCCGATGGTTTTTTGTGAACTTTCCACAGCAGATGGCCCACAGCTTTTTGCTCCGCATTTTTGGCGATAAAAAACCGTTGTTTCTCCTCTGTAGTTACGCTGTATGAATCTACATGCGACAACATGCGCCAACGTACTTTTAGCGATAAAACGCAGGTGTTGCGGAGCGGATTTTTTCGTTACTAACAACTTATCAACAGCAATGTGTTTATGCATGTATGCATAGTGATTGCGACCGTTTGAGAGCCCTAATTCTTGTTATCTTGTCCACAGCATGCATTTGCTTTGCATCTGCTGTTACACCTATGGCAAGATAGCCGCATGTCACGCAGAAATGCGAGACATAAAACAGCAAAACCCCAGAACCTGCGCTAACAGGAACTGAGGTTTGCTGATGGAAGCCGGAGCTACCTTGAGTGAAGATTCGTACCCCTCACAAAAGGAATATTAGGCCGACTAGTACGTATGTCAATGTGTATATACGTACAGCGAAGGTCTTTGCTCTGGCAATTTTCAACCTGAAAAATGCACTTCCAAGAGTGCAATTGCCATGACAACTGAAACCACATCTACCGCTGACATGAAAGAGTTGGCGCGTCACCTCGATTGCTTTACAGAAGCTGAAGTCGCCTACCTTGGTGGCTACACAGAAGGAAGCGTCGATTCTTTGCGCCGCCGTGGCGCGTTCCCGAGCCATATCCGCTTCGGCAACAACCGCTTCTACCCGATTGCCTCAGTTCGTGAGTTCTTCAAAGGACGCATGAACGCCCGTGTGTTCAACATCGAAGACCGTCTTTGATCCGTTCGCCGGAACAGGAGGAATCTACATGTACACACATGCACATGCCGCCAAGGCAGGGAGCGGTGCACCCGCACAAGACCCCATCCAACTGCACTTTGAGGCCATCAACAGCCTGAGCCGCTGCAAAGCCATGCTCACGGCCAATGAGCCTATGTACCACTTTGCACTTGAAAGCCTCGCGGCTGCAAAGTTGGCTATTGAATCCCTGAGCAAAAACGGCCTGGAGGGCTAAACCATGAACGCACGAAACAACGCTGCCAAAGAGGCAGTGGGGGCGAAGCCTTGCCTAATTGACGCAATTGACAACACCCAATGCGCTTTGCTCAAGGCACAAGCCCTGATTGCCATGACGTTTGGTGAATCTGGTGAGGCGTTCCGAAACATGAGCGACGACTACCAAGACCGCTTCTTATGGGCAATTAGCGACCTTGTGACCGAGGCCACCAATGTGGTGACAGAGGTCGCAGCGCTGGGGGTGAATTGATGAAGTACACGCCAGAGCAAGTTAAACAACGTGCTAAGGCGTGGTACGACCGGCAGATAGAAATCATCTCCAAGGCGCATGGATCAAGCTGGCCCATGCATCGTGAGTGGATTGAGGACTATCTAAAGGAAGAACTGCGCGAACGGCTTATAGAAATCGGCTGGAGGGCGAAGCAATGAGTGCATTAGACATATTTGACGAGATGCAACCGCATCAAGCCCCACCCAGACCATCGCGCAAAGAAGTGAGGGCTGCTGCACTGAGGGCTGCACCTACATTCCCACCATTGGCGGAAGTTGCTGTGGCGCTGAAAGAAGCGCCCAAAGACAAGGTGGTGCTTGTCTCTGGGGCCACGTTGAAACCAGTCCCTGTAGCGTGGCTTTGGAAGCACTGGCTCGCACTCAAGAAGTTGCACATTCTGGCGGGTATGCCGGGACAGGGCAAGACCACGATAGCTATTGCACTTGCTGCGACCATCACCATTGGCGGCAAGTGGCCGGACGGAAGCAGGAGCATTGCGGGCAATGTGATTTTCTGGAGTGGTGAGGATGACCCAGCAGATACGCTTGTGCCTCGCTTGGCGGCTGCTGGAGCTGACCTGAGTCGCTGTTACTTCATTACTGGCGCACAGCGCAATGGTGATGTGGTGCCATTCGATCCAGCACAGCACCTGCCAATGCTACGTGAGCAACTGGAAGCCATCGGCGGTGTAAGTCTGCTGGTGGTTGATCCGGTGGTTTCTGCCGTGTCGGGTGACAGCCACAAGAACACAGAAGTTCGCCGCGCCTTGCAACCTCTGGTTGATCTCGCCTCAGAGTGCAACTGTGCAATCTTGGGTATCACCCACTTTGCAAAGGGTGGGCAAGGCTCTGACCCGTCGCAGCGTGTTGTCGGTAGCGTGGCCTTTACCGCTGTGGCTCGCATCGTGATGGTGGCCGCAAAGGTCAAAGGCGAGGAGGGCGAGAACAAGCGTGTGCTGGCTCGATCCAAAAGCAATATTGGCCCAGACGATGGCGGCTTCGAGTACCACCTCGAACAGATCGAAAACGCAGACGGTATCCACGCCTCACGCATTGCTTGGGGGCAGTCTGTAGAAGGCTCTGCACGCGAGCTGCTGACAGACCCCAACGATGACGAAGGCCAAGGCGATGCACAAGACATTTGCGACATGCTACGCGAAGCCTTGGTCGCAGATTGCTGGACGCCAGTTGATACTGCGCAGCACGGTTTGATTAAGGCTGGTTTCAGCAAAAAACAGATTTGGTCAGCCTCCAAAAAACTGGGTGTCGTGCGCAAAAAAGGCGAAGGCGGGCCGCGTGACGGGTGGTACTGGCGACTACCGACAAGCGGTGAAGATTCCCAACATTCCGCCCAAGATTCCCAAGATTCCAACTTTCTAAACGTGGAATCTTGGAATCTTGGCGGGAATCTTGAGGGGAAACCCTGTAGTGACGTGGAGGTGATATGACCGCTGCCGCTCTGCTTTTTGATCTCTGGCAGTGCGGTATCCAACCCCGCGCTGACCCGCACGCCCAGCACCTGCTGCTACCGGCAAACAAGCTGACACCAGCGCAACGCCAAGCACTGACCGAGTGCAAAGCTGATGTGCTGGAGCTGCTGACCGCTCCGCTTATGCAAGAGCTAATGGATGCTGCCATGAGAGCGTGTGACTACTGGAAAGACAGCCCAGAGGCACGCTTGCAAATGCGCTTTGATGTTTGGAATACCCCACCAGACCAACGCGGAGATTTGCTTGATTACTTCCGTTCTGAGTACGGAGAATGAGCGCAGACCCGCTTCGGCGGGTTTTTCATTTGCACCGCTTATTTATGCACTGTGCGCAGCCTATGCGCTATCAATTCAGGGTTGTGCTTTTGTTTGTTCTAGTTGGCTCCGCTTGGGAAAATTTGCTTGACTGTATATCCATACAGTGTTAGCAAAAACCGGCCTCAGCCGGAGAAAGACCAAGCATGAACCTGAATGCAATCCGTGAGGCCCGCACTAAAAAAGTGGCCGAAGCCCGTTCCCTGGCTCAAGGCGAGATGACCGCCGAGCAAGTCGCCGCATTCGACAAGCTGAAGTCGGAGATCGTGGCCCTGGAGCAAGACGAAGCCCGCGCCCAGTTCCTGGTGGACATGGAGCGCCGCAGCACTGGTGCCCCAGTGGACAACAGCCGCCGCAGCATGGAGCAGTCCGTTAACGTGCTGGACGCCATCCGCTGCCAGGTGGAGCAGCGCAGCGTTACCGGTGCTTTGGCTGAATACCAGCAAGAGGCCAAGCGCCAAGGCGTGCAAGCCCGTGCCGGTGGCATCTTGGTTCCCGCTTCCTTGTTCGAGAAGCGCGCAACCCAGACCACCACGACCGCCGCAGGCATCGTGCCCGAGGACTACAAGGCAGACCAGTACATTGGCCTGCTGCGCAATTCCGACATCGTGCGCAGCCTTGGGGCCCGCGTGCTGACTGGCTGTGTGGGCGACCAGGTGTTCCCCAAGCAGACCGGCACAAGCACCGCCTACTGGGTGGCCGAGGGTGACAGCCTGACCGAATCGGGCACCACCTACACCAATGTGAAGCTGTCCCCCAAGCATGTGGGCGCACTGAGCGCAATTTCGCGCCAAGCACTGCAACAGACCAACCCCGGCTTGGAGCAACTGACCCGCGACGACTTCACCGACGTGATTGGCCTGGCCGTGGATAAGGCGCTGCTGCATGGCGTGGCCGCTGATGACCAGCCGGTGGGCATCCTGAATACGTCCAACATTCAGACCGCCAGCTTGGCAACCCTGAACTGGGCTGCTGTGGTGGCGATGCTGGAGAAGCTGGGCCTGTCCAACGTGACCCCCAACGCATTTTTGGCAAGCACCAAGGCTGCATCCAAGCTGATGACCACGCTCAAGGCCGCGTCCGCTGGCTCTGCGTACCTGATGGAATCGGGCCGCATGGCTGACCTGCCCGCCTATGCCACCAACCAACTGGAGGACAAGGGCACGACCACCAAGACGGGCCGCGTGATCGCTGGCGACTTCTCCCAGATCGTGATTGCCGAATGGGGGGCCGCCGAAATCTTGGCAAACCCCTACGCCCCAGGCTACTACGAGAAGGGCGACATTCAACTGCGCATCATGCACACGCTGGACGCTGCCGTCCGCCATCCCCAGGCCTTTGTTGTCGCTGACGACATCGCACTGTAAGCAAGGGGGCCGCCATGGAAATCAGATCCATCGGCGGCGTGCAAGCCCAAGGCCGCAAGGTTACGGGCTATGCCGCCGTTTTCAACGCTGACGCCGACCTTGGCGAGTTTGTGGAGCGTATCCAGCCCGGAGCCTTCACCCGTTCGCTGACCAGCCGCCGCAATATCCGCGCCCTGTACGACCACCAAACAGGTGCAGTGCTGGGCACCACCAATGCGGGCACGCTGGAGCTGCGCGAGGACGCCAAGGGCTTGGCCTTCACCCTGGAGCTGCCAGACACCACCACGGGCCGCGATGTGGCCGAGCTGGTCAAACGTGGCGACGTTGCCGGGTGCAGCTTTGGATTCCGGGTGGCCCCCAATGGCGACAAGTGGGAGCAACGCAACGGCAAGGCGGTGCGCACGCTGATGGATGTGGACTTGGCAGAGGTGACGCTGACCGCCGACCCCGCCTATGCCAACACCGAAGTGGCACTGCGCAGCATGGGCTTTGCCGTTGCACCACGCACTGAGGCGCGCATGCGCTGGCTGGAGACTTGCCTGTGAAACTTTTTACCCGCGCCCTGTCTGCGCTGGGCCTGGAGCGCCGCAGCACCAACCCCAACGACACGTGGGCCAACTTCAACGCCCTACGCACTGGCCCGGTGAACGAAACCACGGCCCAGGGCGTGAGCGCCTGCTATGCATGCGTGCAGGCCATATCTGAGACAGTGGCGACGCTGCCCCTGATCCTGTACCGCCGCAAGGGTGAGGACAGAGAACGCGCCCAGGCGCACCCGCTGTACAAGGTGCTGCACGACCAGGCCAACCCAGAGTGGACGGCCATGGAGGCCCGCGAATACCTGACAGCCTCGACCCTGCTGACCGGGAATGGCTATGGCCTGCTGGGCTTTGGCAACGACGGGCAAGTGCGGGAGCTGTGGCCCCTCGACCCCAACCGCGTGCGAGTGCTGCGCCTACCCAATGGCCGCCTTGCCTACGACTACACCGACGACAAGGGGGAGATGCGCCGCTATCTGGCTGAGGAAGTGTTGCACCTTCGCCACCGCATTGGCCGCGATGGCGTGCTTGGCGTGTCGCCCCTGCAAGCTGCCCGAGGCGTGGTAGAGCTGGCAATCCAAGAGCAAGACCACGGGCTAGACACGTTCAAGAACGGGGCCAAGCTGCTGGGCGTGCTCAAGGTGCCGGGCAAGCTGAGTCCCGAGCAGAAAATCCAGATTAAGGACGGGTGGCGCACCAACACCAGCGGGCAGACGCCCATCCTGGAGCACGGGGCCGACTACCAAAGCCTGTCCATGTCCCTGGTGGATGCGCAGTGGCTGGAGGCCCAGCAATTCAGCGTGGAGCAGGTTGCCCGCATCTTCCGCGTGCCGCCGCCAGTGATCGGGCACCTGGCCGACGCCAACTACTCCAACAGCCTGGAGATGGCCCGGCAGTTCATCACCCTGAGCCTGCGCCGCCCCATGGCTATGTGGGAGCAGGCAATCAGTGCCAAGTGCCTGACCGAAGCGGGCCGCCGCGCCTACTTTGCCGAGCATGAGGTATCGGGCCTGATGCGTGGTGACGCCGAGGCCCGCGCCAACTTCTACGAATCCGGCATCCGTGCTGGGTGGATGCTCAAGAGTGAGCCGCGCCGCCTGGAGAACCTGCCGACCATCGAGGGGATCGACGCCAAGGAGGTGACGCCATGACCGAGCCACGCCGCCGCCGCGTAGATGCGCCATTCAAGCTAAAGATGCTCGACACCAACCGCCTGCCAGTGCTCGATCCATGGGCAGCCAGAGGGCTAAAGATGGCGGGCGCCCCCAAGCGCAGCAAAGCAAAGCGCACGGGCCGCGATGCTGACCCCCGCCGCCTGCTGCCCCTGACTGGGGCCGCGTGGCAGAAGCTGCGCGCCCAGGTGCTGGCAGAAGAACCCCTGTGCTGTGACTGCCTGGAGCAAGGCCGCACAGAGCCAAGCACCGATTGCGACCACATCGACGGCAACCCAGGCAACAACGAGCGCAGCAACCTAGCCGGACGCTGCCATGCCTGCCATTCGACCAAAACCGCCGCAGACCACGGCAAAGCCACCAAGCAGCCCATCGGCCTGGATGGCATGCCCAAGAGCTGGAGGTAGGCACCATGCCCCAACAAGCCGCACTGCTGACCAAGAACAAGCCCGACGCGCCCGACCAGGTGATGACCTGGACGGCCCAAGAGCTAGTGCGAAAGATCGCGAAACCGGATCGCCCGCTGACCGCCCTGTCCCCTCGCTTTAAACGCTCACTGCATAAACTCATGGAGGCAAAGCCATGAAGATGACCGCCAAGCGCACCCGCAAGGACAGCACAAAGACCCAGGCAGAGGCCATCCAAGCCGCCGCAGCCGACGTTTTGCCGGTGCCCGCTGGTGTGACCCTTCGCAAGATCGACGCGCCGTTCTGGAGGGCCGTTACAGAGGCCCGCCCCCGTGGCACCTGGACGGACATTGACCTGACCCATGCCGCCACGCTGGCCCGGACGCTGGCAGACATGGAGACACTGCAAGCCCAGATTGATGGGGCGGGCTACACCTTTGGCGACAGCGTGAACCCAGCATTCAAGGTGCTGGAGACACTGAGCCGCCGAGCCATTGCCCTGTCCCGAATGATCCATGTGCATACGCTGGCGACCGTGGGCCGCAGTGGTGACGCTGCCGGACTGGCCGAGCTGGAGCGCCAAGCCCGAGAAGCTGCCGCCCAGGATGACGGGCTGATCCCGATGGGGCCGATGCAATGACCCGAGGCGAGAAGGTGATAGCGTTTATCGAGCGCTATTGCCGCGTGCCCGAGGGGGCCATGGTGGGCGCACCGCTGAAGCTGGAGCCTTTCCAGCGCCGGTTCGTGCTGGAGGTGTACGACAACCCAACGGGCACGCGCCGGGGCATTCTGTCCATTGCCCGCAAGAACGGCAAAAGCGGGCTGATCGCTGGCCTGCTGCTGGCCCACCTGGTAGGCCCAGAGGCGAAGCTGAACAGCCAAATAGTGTCTGGTGCCATGAGCCGCGACCAGGCCGCCCTGGTGTTCAACCTGGCCTGCAAGATGGTGCAACTGTCCCCGCGCCTGGCTGGCCTGGTGAAGATCGTCCCCAGCGGCAAGCGCCTGATTGGCCTACCCATGAATGTGGAGTACAGAGCCTTGGCCGCTGACGGCAAGACCGCCCACGGCCTTTCCCCGGTGCTGGCTATCTTGGATGAGATCGGGCAGATACGCGGGCCGCAGTCTGATTTTGTGGACGCCATCACGACCAGCCAAGGGGCACACGACGCCCCCCTGCTGCTGGCAATCAGCACGCAAGCCGCCAGCGACGCCGACCTGCTTTCAGTCTGGATTGATGACGCCCTGCGCAGCAAAGACCCCCGCATTGTTTGCCACCTGTACGCCGCCCCCGAGGGTTGCGAGCTGCTGGACGAAAGCGCATGGCAGGCCGCCAACCCCGCGCTAGGCGTGTTCCGAAGCCTGGACGACCTACGCGAGCAGATGACCCAGGCGGTACGGATGCCATCCATGCAAAACAGCGCGATGAATTTGCTACTCAATATGCGCGTGAGCACTGACGCCCCCTTTGTGTCGCCTGGTGTGTGGAAAGCCTGTGGCGGCGAGGTTCTGCCAAGCCCGCCCCCTGGTGCGCCTGTATTCGCTGGCCTCGACCTTTCCAAGCGCACCGACCTGACCGCCCTGGTGCTGGTGGGCCGCTTGGATGACGTGTGGCATGTGTGGCCCTACTTTTGGACGCCATCCGAAGGGCTGGCCGACCGGGCAAGGCGCGACCGTGCGCCCTATGTGGAGTGGCACCGCGCCGGACTGCTGCGCACCACGCCGGGGGCCACGGTGGACTATGCCCACGTTGCCGAAGAAATGGCCGAGATATTGGACGGGCTGGAGGTGCAGGGGGTGGCTTTTGACCGCTGGCGCATGGATGTGATGCTGAAAGAGCTTGCCGCCCTGGAGGTGGATTTGCCCATGCTGCCGTGGGGGCAGGGGTTTAAGGACATGGCCCCCGCCCTGGATTACCTGGAATCGGAGCTGCTGAACGGACGCATTGCCCACGGTATGCACCCGGTGTTGACCATGTGCGCAGCCAACGCCACCACGGCGCAGGACAGCGCAGGCAACCGCAAGCTAGACAAGAGCAAGACCACGGGCCGCATTGATGGCTTGCAAGCCCTTGCCATGGCTATGGGGCTGGCCGCCCGCATGGAAGCCGAAGAAAAGTATCAAACCATTGATTACGCCTGATTTATGGCCCAGCCGGGGGGCTCCTGTTCGCAGGAATGACCCGGACGCGGATTAGACGGTGAGTGCCGCGCTCATGCAAAACCCCGTCAGCCGGTGGCCTCGAACCTTTAGGGGCGTGACCGGCACCTATTTAAAAGGACAACAGATGTTTATCACTGCCGAAGAAGCCAAGCTACACGCTCGCATAGACAACAACGACGAGAACGCCTTAATCACTGGCTTGGTGGCCGCAGCCAATGCCTATGTCAAACAGGCCATTGGCTTGGAGACAGTGCCAGAGGACTACACCCCCAGCCCCATGGCGAAAAGCGCCGCCCTGCTGGTGTTTGCTGACCTGTACGAGCACCGAGAGGCGCAATCAGCCACGCCGCTGACCCCCAACCGCACATTGGACAGCCTGTTAGCCATGTGCCGTGATTACACAGGGTTTGTGCAATGAGGGCCGGGGAGCTTCGCCGTCGCGTGCAGATTCATCGCAAATCCACGACCCAAGGAAGCCTTGGACAGCCAAGCACAAGCTGGCAGGTGCATGCCGAGGTGTGGGCCGATGTTCGCCACCTTGGTGGCATCGAGGGCATCAAGGCTGGGGCCATCACATCGACCGTGCAGGCATCGTGCCGCATCCGGTGGCGTGACGATGTGACACCGGCAGACCGTGTAGCCATCAACGGGATGGCCTACAACATTGAAGCCGTACTGCCAGACGCCCGCCGCCAGTTTGTTGACCTGGTGCTCAAGAGCACCGGACAGCCTGCAACAGTGGGGGAGCCTGCTTACAACGGTGGGTGGGGCTAGAAATGGTGTGTATGCGCAACAGATTGGAGGCTTTGCGCATACCTAAATCAACAGCATGTGCACATGCGCTGCACACGTTGCCTTGAAACCCGCATAAATACTAGCTTTTCTTGCCAATCGAGCATTGGGGCCACGGACATGCGCCAGGGGCTGAACGTGGCAGGCGAGGTAGGGGGCGAAGTATTCATTCAAACAATGCAGGCACGGTGCCTGCCAGCGTGCAGGCCAATCCGGGGCGATATTGTGCCCAGCCTGTGCAATTGCTTCAGGCGCAAGGCTTTGCGCCGCTGGCTCAGGGGTTCATGCCCCAGCGGGTCTTGAAGTCGAATTCCAGCTTCTCGCACTGTCCTTCGGTGAACTGCGCCGGTGTGCCTTCCTTCGGGCCCTTTTCGCGTTCCTTCCAGCACAGGCGGATGGTTTCGCGCTCCACCCATTGCGTTTCCTTGTCGGGCGAGGCGTTGAACAACAGCTGGCTGATCAGCATGAGGATGGCAAACATCGCCACCGGCAGGCCGATGATCCAGCGAACCAGTTTGGGTTTGGGAGTGGCTTGGTCGGTCAT